GCGAACGCTGCCACCACAGGCTACCGCTCGAACGCTGCCACCACAGGCGACGGCGCGAACGCTGCCACCACAGGCTACGGCGCGAACGCTGCCACCACAGGCGACCGCGCGAACGCTGCCACCACAGGCGACGGCGCGAACGCTGCCACCACAGGCTACGGCGCGAACGCTGCCACCACAGGCGAGCGATCCATTTCCGCGGCTATCGGCATCGAAGGAACGGCGCGCGGTGCCATCGACAACTGGCTCGTACTCGCCGAATGGAAGCGCGATAAAGACCGCAACTATTATCCCGCTGATGTCAAAACGGTTCGCGTTGACGGTGAGGTCATCAAAGCCAACACGAACTATAAGCTTGTCGACGGCCAGTTTGTCGAAGCGGAGGATGAGTAAACATGAGCATCAACACCTGCCCAAATATCTGCCCGCTGTGCGGTGCGCATCTTGATGCAGGTGAGTTGTGCGAATGCACCGCGGAGGATAACAATGAAAAAGAGCAGCAAGCCTGCTGAGAAGCCACAAATCATCTGCGCCGCTGAGTGCAATTTCCCATGCAGTCACAAGCCTTTATTCTCCGTTTCTGGGAAAATCGAGCTTCGTGATCTGCAATACACAAACTGGTGCGAAAAGGAGAATCACCATGCAAATGAAAATCAACAAGCTTGAAATCGAAAACGTCAAGCGCGTCAAAGCTGTCAAAATCGAACCGTCCGCAAACGGCCTCACTGTTATCGGCGGACGGAACGGACAGGGCAAAACCTCTGTTCTGGACGCGCTTGCCTGGGCACTCGGTGGCGAGCGCTTCCGCCCGAGCAATCCGCAGAACGACAGCTCGGTTATCCCGCCCAGCATCCGCGTCGTGCTCAATAACGGGCTGATCGTCGAACGCAAAGGCAAGAATAGCGACCTCAAGGTCATCGACCCGACCGGGCAGAAATCCGGCCAGCAGCTGCTCAATGGATTCGTTGAGGAGCTCGCCATCGATCTCCCACGGTTCCTGCATTCAACCGACAAGGAAAAAGCCGAAACGCTGCTCAAGATCATCGGTGTCGGCGATCAACTTGCCATGCTCACGCAGCAGGAAACCGAGATTTACAACGAGCGACGCACCGTCGGTCAGATCGCCGACCAAAAGGAGAAGTTCGCCAAGGAACAACTTTATTATCCCGACGCGCCGAAAGAACCCGTCAGCGCGTCTGATTTGATCAAGCAGCAGCAGGATATTCTCGCACAGAATGGCGAGAACCAGCGCAAGCGGCAGAACCTCGCCTATATCGAGAGCGAACAGGCAAAGCTGCTGCATCAGCTGGAAGATCTGCAAGAGAAGATTCGCCTCAATACTGTTGACCTTGAAACTGCGCGCAAGTCTGCTATTGATTTGGTGGATGAGAGCACCGAAGCGCTCGAAAAGAGCATCCGTGATATCGAGGATATCAACCGCAAGGTGCGCACAAACCTCGACAAGGACAAAGCAGAGGAAGATGCGCGGTATTACTCTGACCAGTATGCGAAACTTACGGTCAATCTCGATGCTGTCCGGCAGAAAAAGACCGATCTGCTTCAATCCGCGAATCTTCCGCTTCCCGGCCTGACCGTTGACGACGGCGTTCTGAAATACAACGGTTTCCCGTGGGACAGCATGTCTGGCTCTGATCGTCTCAAGGTCGCAACGGCTATCGTGCGAAAGCTCAACCCGCAATGCGGGTTCGTACTGCTTGACCAGCTCGAGCAGATGGATCTTCAGACTCTGCAAGAGTTCGGCGAGTGGCTTGAGCAGGAAGGCTTGCAGGCAATTGCTACCCGTGTGTCTACCGGAGGAGAGTGCAGCATCATCATTGAAGACGGGTACGTCGTTGGAGATGAAACCTCTGAACCCGAAAGAGCTACCGAATCGGTGAATGGATGGAAGGAGGGCACGTTCTGATGATGCAGATGCAAATCATCCGCGGGCAACAACAGTCCGCAAAAAAGGTGGTCATCTACGGGCCTGAGGGAATCGGAAAATCAACGTTCGCAGCACATTTCCCGCAGCCCATTTTTATCGATGTCGAAGGCAGCACGACTTTCATGAACGTTGATCGTACCCCAAAGCCTTCAAGCTTCGCCATGCTGCTCGAGCAGATCAAGTACTTCATCGCAAATCCCCAGTTGCTGCGTACACTGGTCATCGACACTGCGGACTGGGTCGAAAAAATGTGTGTTGAAGACATGCTCCTTGGTGCTGGGAAAAGAAGCATTGAGGACTTCGGCTATGGCAGAGGCTATACGATGGCCTACGAGCAGTTTGGTTCAATGCTCAACCTCTGCACCACGCTGGTCGACCGCGGCGTCAATGTCGTCATCACAGCTCACGCGTGGATGCGGAAATTCGAGCAGCCGGACGAACTCGGATCATACGACCGATGGGAATTGAAACTCGGTCAGAAAACCGGTTCCCGCACCGCGCCCGTGATAAAAGAGTGGGCTGACATATTGCTCTTCGCGAACTACAAGACCTACGTCGTCAATGTTGATGACCAGGGCGCAGCGAAAGGTAAAAACAAGGTTCAAGGCGGCAAGCGAGTAATGTACACCGCGCACCATGTGTGCTGGGATGCTAAGAACCGCTTCGGGCTTGCGGAAGAGCTGCCTTTCGAATATTCCCAGATCGCGCATTTATTCGACAGCATCCCGGCGCCAACTAAGCCCGTTGATCTCGCGCCCGCTCCGATTCCGCCTAAACCGACAACGCCTCCTCCGCCGTCGCCGACATCCACTGCCCCGAAACCCGTTGACGACACTCCAATCCTTCCAGCACAATCTCCGTCCACGGCGTCAACGGTGACGGAACGTGAAGTACCTGACGAAGACGGAATCCCGCAGGCACTGTTGGATTTGATGCACGCGAACAGCGTAAAAGCCGGAGAAATCCAATTCGCCGTACATCTTAAAGGCTATTTCCCCAACGACACCCCGATCAGGAACTATCCGCCTGATTTCATCAACGGCGTACTCATCGCTGCATGGCCTCAGGTATACGGCATGATTCAGCAAAACCGCAAAGACAACCCATTTTACGAAAAATAACATCAGGAGGAAACAAAAATGGCAGAACAGAACAATATTCCCCGCGAACTCGGATGGGATGACACCATCGAAAAAGACAGCGAGTATGCGCTCCTGCCCGAAGGCGACTACAACTTCGGCGTGATGAGCTTTGAGCGCGGGCGCCATAACGGCAGCGACAAATTGCCGCCTTGCAATAAGGCGACATTGAAGATCAACGTCTGGGATGATAACGGGAATCAGACCCTTATTACAAAGAGCCTGTTTCTGCACTCGTCCGTTGAGGGTCTTCTGTGCTCGTTCTTCACATCTATCGGCCAACGCAAGCACGGCGAGAAACTGGCGATGAATTGGGCAGCCGTTGTCGGCAGTTTCGGACGGTGCCATGTCGGAATCCGAACCTATAAGAAAGACGACGGCATTGAGCGTCAAGCCAACGAAATCACCAAGTTCCTCGAGCCGGATGAAAGCGACGCAAACACAGCGCAACCTTCAAATTCAAATTATCAGCAAGGGAAGTTCTAAACCATGATGCAGATCCGACAGTATCAAATTGAAGCACAAGAAGCCATTGAAGCGGAATGGGAAAAAGGTCGCAAGCGCACTTTGCTTGTGATGGTCACCGGCGGCGGCAAAACAATCATCTTTTCAAAGGTGATCGAGAACCGCGTGCGGCGTGGCGATCGGGTCCTTATCCTTGCGCATCGCGGCGAGCTGCTCGATCAGGCTGCGGATAAGCTGCATAAAACCACCGGCCTCGGATGCGCTCTTGAAAAAGCGGAATCTTCTTGCCAGGGGAGCTGGTTTCGGGTTGTGGTAGGGTCTATCCAATCCCTGACCCGCGAATCGCGCCTGAACCAGTTCCCCCCGGACTACTTTGATGCAATCATCGTTGACGAGGCGCACCATTGCCTTACAGACAGCTACCAGCGAGTGCTGCAGTATTTCTCCGACGCTGATGTGCTCGGCGTTACGGCAACGCCTGACCGCGGTGACATGCGCAACCTAGGAGAGTATTTCGAGTCGCTTGCATACGAGTACACGCTCCCGCGGGCTATCCGCGAAGGGTATCTCTGCCCGATCAAGGCGCTTACGATTCCGCTCAAACTCGACCTGTCTGGCGTTGCCATGCAATCCGGCGATTTCAAAGCTGCCGACCTCGGAACCGCTCTTGACCCCTATCTTTATCAGATCGCTGATGAGATGGTCAAAAACTGCTCCGATCGTAAAACGGTGGTGTTTCTTCCTTTAATAAAGACAAGCCAGAAATTCTGCGAAATTCTCAAGGAAAAAGGATTCCGTGCGGCAGAAGTCAACGGCGAGAGCCAAGACCGCGCGGATATCCTTGAGGCATTCGATCGCGGCGATTACAACGTTCTTTGCAACTCCATGCTCCTTACCGAGGGATGGGATTGCCCGACGGTGGATTGCATTGTCGTTTTGCGTCCTACGAAGATCAGAAGCCTGTACTGTCAGATGGTGGGTCGAGGCACGCGCCTCGCGGCCGGTAAGGCTGACTTACTGTTGCTTGATTTTTTGTGGCATACAGAACGGCACGAGCTCTGCCGCCCGGCACACTTGATTTGCGAAAACGAAGAAGTTGCCCAGAAGATGACCGAGAATCTCGAAGCGTCCAGCGAAGCGGGAATGGCTGTCGATATTGAAGAAGCACAACAGACCGCATCGGAAGATGTTGTCGCACAGCGAGAGGAAGCCCTTGCAAAGCAGCTGCTCGAAATGAAGCACCGAAAACGCGCTCTTGTTGATCCATTGCAGTTTGAGATGTCGATTCAAGCGGAGGATCTTTCTGGGTACATACCGGCCTTCGGTTGGGAATCTGCACCGCCGTCTGACAAGCAGATCCAAACGCTCGAAAAACTCGGCATTTTCCCAGATCAAATCCAGAATGCCGGAAAAGCCGCGTTACTCCTTGACCGACTGGATAAACGTCGCACAGAGGGGTTAACCACTCCTAAACAGATCCGATTCCTCGAAGGCAAAGGATTCCAGCATGTGGGGACATGGGAATTTGAGCCAACGAAGAAGCTGATTGACCGAATAGCCGCTTCTGGGTGGCGCGTCCCTTATGAAATTGATCCTCATACTTATACCCCAAATCAAAATGGAGGAAACGTTCTATGATGCCTCTTGATTTAACGGGACAGCGATTTGGTAGGCTTATAGTGATTGAGCGTTCAGGGAGCCGCCAAGGGCACTCTGTGTGGTTATGCAGATGTGACTGCGGAAACTTTTGTAAAATCAGGGGGAATTGCCTTAAAAAAGGTGAAACTGTCAGCTGCGGATGCAAGCAACGTGAGAACAGTAACGCGCTTGTATTACTCGGCACGAAGCATGGGCATAGTCATCATGAACGCTTGTATGGGGTATGGCGAGGGATGCGTCAACGATGCAATGATATGCACCATCAGGATTATTACAATTATGGAGGACGCGGAATATATGTATGTGCGGAGTGGGGCGATTACGTTAATTTTCGTAGCTGGGCGGTTGCCAGCGGATACGATCCGAATGCACCATACGGTCAATGCACATTAGATCGCATTGATTCAAATGGATGCTATTGCCCGTCAAACTGTCGATGGGCAAACGCGAGAGATCAGCGGATAAACCAACGTCGTTGCAATAAGGGGTTTGAATAATGGCCGAACAATATGACCTGAAAGATATCCTTCCACATATCGCCCCTTCGCGTCTCGATTATACGGAATGGGTTGCCGTCGGCATGGCGCTCAAGGAAAGCGGTTACTCCGTCAGCGACTTCGAAAACTGGAGCGCGCGCGACGCAAAGCGATTCAAGAGCGGCGAATGCCAGAAAAAGTGGAACAGCTTCAATGGCTCCGCACAGCCCGTTACGGGCGGCACGATTGTCCAGATGGCACGCAATCAAGGATGGCAGCCGGACGCGCAATGTGGTCACGAGCTTGACTGGGGCGACGCGATTGGCGCGAAAGATGACCATGTCGTTGTCAACGCAAACTGGATAGAGAATCGTGAGGTTCACGAACCCGTTAAGTGGGACCCGGTCAAAGACCTGATCTCATACCTAGAAATCATTTTCGAGTCCTCAGACAAGGTCGGATACGTTACCCGTTCATATGAAAGCGAAGGGCGGCACTTGCCAGATAAGGGCTGCTACGATCGCACGGCAGGCCAACTAATAGAGCTGCTGCAGAAATGCAACGGTGATACCGGCAGCGTGCTTGGTGACTATAACCCAGATGTTGGCGCGTGGATCCGTTTCAACCCGCTCGATGGCAAGGGCGTTAAAAACGACAACGTAACTGATTTTCGGTTTGCGCTGGTCGAATCCGATGAAACAGATATCGACCGCCAGAACGCCATTATCCGCGAACTGGAGCTCCCGGTGGCCTGCCTGGTGCACAGCGGGAAAAAGAGCCTGCATGCTATCGTGCGCGTCGAGGCGGCGACATATGACGAGTACCGCAAGCGCGTTGACTATCTCTATACGGTTTGTCAGAAAAACGGATTGCGCATCGATAGTCAAAACCGAAACCCTTCTCGCCTTTCCCGTTTACCCGGCGTTTTGCGCGCCGGAAAAAAGCAATTCCTCGTTGACACGAACATTGGTAAGCACTCTTGGGCGGAATGGGTTGAATGGATAGAGAGTGTCAACGACGACCTACCGGAGCCCGAAAGTATCGCGTCGGTTTGGAATAACCTCCCTGAGCTCGCGCCGCCTCTGATTGATGGAGTTTTACGACAGGGACACAAGATGCTTCTGGCGGGTCCTAGTAAAGCCGGAAAGAGTTTTGCGTTAATTGAGCTGTGTTGCGCGATCGCCGAGGGTCGGCGCTGGATGGCATGGCAATGCGCCAAAGGCCGCGTGATGTATGTCAATCTCGAGCTTGATCGAGCGAGCTGCTTACACAGGTTCAAGGACGTTTATACCGCACTAGGCTGGGCGCCGGACAACATCAGCAGCATCGACGTCTGGAATCTGCGCGGCAAATCCGTTCCAATGGATAAGCTCGCACCGAAGCTGATCCGCCGAGCCGCGAAGAAAAACTATACCGCAATCATCATTGACCCGATCTACAAGGTCATCACCGGCGACGAGAACAGCGCGGATCAAATGGCGCATTTCTGCAACCAGTTCGACCGTGTGTGTACAGATCTCGGTTCCGCGGTCATCTACTGTCATCATCACAGCAAGGGTGGTCAGGGGCAAAAACGATCGATGGATCGCGCCGCCGGCAGCGGGGTATTCGCCCGAGATCCCGACGCGCTTCTCGACTATATTGAGCTGGAAACGACCGAAGCGCTAATGGCACAAGAAGAAAACAAAGCGGTTGCCGCGACGATTTGCGAGTTTCTAAGTGCTGCGATTGATGATTGGGATGATCATGTATCTCAAGATGATATGTGTAGTGCGGCCGCAATGCTGCGGATAGCAGAAAAACTCCTATCATCCGCATCACTCAGCGTGCTTAAGGAGATTGTTGTCAAGACCCGAGCGGCGGCACAGCAACGCAGCGCATGGCGTATCGAAGGCACACTTCGAGAGTTTCCGAAATTCGCACCAGTGAATATTTGGTTCTCGTACCCGATACATTATGCAGATTCTGTTGGAAGCTTAAAGGACGTTCAAGCGGATGGAATGTCGGTCGGATATGCCTTTAAGAAGTCAAAAAAGACACCTGCTGATAGAGCTCTTGAAAAAGCAAAACAGCTCGATACTGCCTATCAGGCGTTGTCAATAAATGGTGATGTCACGATAGCGGATATCGTAACCTACACCGGCCTGACGAAAAATACCGTTCGTGATCGCATTGATCAAAGCGGGAAATATACCCGTGACAACGGGATCGTAAAGCCGAAATTTTAGGGGTCAAAAAGTCAAAAACGCAAATTTGACCCCTGACCCTAGGGGTCAAAAATAGGGGTCAAAAACTCAAAACACCGTAATTGACCCCTATGAATTTGACCAGTGGAGGGGTCAAAAACAGGGGTCAAAAAGTAGATATATATATATCTACTTTTTGACACACATGTTTTGACCATCCCACTCCAATCGCGCGAGAGAAGAGGACGAAAGAAAATGCAAACAGAGTTCTTCGCACCGATGATTCCGCCTACCATTACCGACCAGATGAAACGTATTGGTATACGCGATGATGGTTCCGTTTACAAGTATCAAGCGGCTGAGCTCAAAGATGCTCAGTCCATGCTTGAAGCTCATTTAGCAAAGCACGTTCCCGTAGCACCGTATAACGTCGGCGTTCGGATGGTAACGAAATGGTGCTTCCCGCGGGGAATGCATAAAGATGGTGAATACCGTACTACCAAGCCTGACACCGATAACCTCCAGAAGATGCTCAAGGACGTAATGACTCGCCTCGGTTTCTGGAAAGATGACGCGCTTGTTGCTTCTGACTTCTGTGAAAAATTCTGGGCAGAGATACCAGGCATCTACATCAAAATTCAACCACTAGCCGAGATTGGAGAAGCGCATGCTGCTAATCGTTGAAATGACCTCGAAGCAGTCGCCTGTGTGCCCCGGCTGCCGGTTCGCTGTCGAGACGGAAGACGGGCGCGTGTATTGCGGTAATAAAAAGTGCACCTGGTATTTACAAACCACAACGTGCAAGTGCCCGTGGCGGGAATCGTTATTCTGGGCAGGAAGCGACCAGGGGACGTTTGATGGTTTCAGAGGAGGCGTGATTTTATGAATCTACAAGAATTGCTTGGGCGAGTACAGTTCGGGACGCAATTGGAGATCGTAGACTCTGATACGGGTGATCGGATTATGTGGCGCATCTTACCCTGGTATGCGAATATCGAGTATTTGTTCGATGACCTCTGTTTGTTTCCGGTAACCGGCATAAAGGTTAACAACAATGTATTGCGCATCGAAATTAACCGTAGGAGGAGCACCAATGACCACAAAAGAGGAGCACAATGAGAGCTGTATTTTTCGAGGAAAGTAACAGCAACAACGAGAACGGCGATTTGCCGTGCCACCAATACGATGGCGGGGTGATCTGCTGCTGGAAATCGACGCTAGTGGAGCGGGTCAGGCTGTTGTTCACTGGCCGGATATGGGTGAGCGTACTCGGGTCTGGAGTGCCGCCTATGCTGCTGACCACAAAGAAGCCGCTGCGGAGATACCGCATTGCGGTGGACAAGAATGTAGTGCCATCCACGCCGCGCGGAGTCAGCGAGCAGCGAGAGGAGGAGTGATGGTTGAGGCATGCTTGCATACATCAGCGGAAAAATCACGGGCGATCCGCAATTTCGGAAAAAGTTTATTAATGCAGAGATGGTCCTTATGAGTATCGGGTACAAGGTTCTGAACCCTACGCTGCTACCTGAAGGGCTGGAGTATGAACAGTACCTGTTTCTTGATTTTGCCATGATCGACGTATCCGATTTGGTGGTGATGCTACCGGACTGGCGTGGGAGTAAAGGCGCTAAGCGAGAACGGCGATACGCCGCCGAAATTGGAAAGAGTGTCGAATATTACGAGTCACTGATCGAAAAACGGCTTCATGAACTGAAGGAGGAGACAGAATGACTGACGCGGTGAGAAAATACCGAACACGGAATCATAAATGCGTGTATTGCGCGCATTTGAGCAAAACGACATCCGACGTTCCTGGTGCAAACCTTCCTTGGTGGTGCAGGGCTAAATTAAAGTGCGTTACTGTCAAGGCGGCGTATCGGTCAAGGCCGATGTGCAGATGCTTCGAAACAGAAATCGGG